ACAGAGTGCGAGAAATGACTTCCGAAGAAGAGTGGTGAATTAAGTCGACTTGATTTGAAGGAGTTGTCAAAGGGTGAACAAAGCCGCAAAACCTAAACGTCAACGGGAGATAAAAACAAATATTTCTATCTCAGATGTGGTTTTTTTTAAATGCAGGCCCACACCTCCCAAAAAAAAACAAATCTTCTCGCCGCCCTCCACAAAGCAATGTTCACAATTGATCAAGTAATTCACGCTTTGGTATTGCCGCGGCGTTGGTTATTCATATTTCCACCCATTTGCTGGTTACTCTGGTTTTTGCGTGTGGAAACGGACGAATTTTGGTTTCCCTTTGCCATGGGCGTTACAGTGTTCACCATTTTGCAAAACTACCCCGCCTTCATCAAAAACCTTTACGGGAAGCCCTACTACTACGACGATCTTTTGCTCCACACTTACCTGAAGCGCAAACTCGTGGTTCGGGAAGATCAGATAGTCGTGCGGAAATTGTACGAACAATGTTTCGTTATTATCGCGACGTGGGTGATCGCCGGATCGACTTTTGGGCTGTTGTTTTACAATTTGTTCCGCTTCGAAGGGTTGCCGTACACCGAGGCTCAAATTTGGTCTCTTCTCGCTGGCTCGGCTGCGGGAATTGACATGACACAGGGGACTCTGTGCAAGTTGGTCTTGCGCGTTTTGATTCATCGCCAGCGACAGCGCTTCGAAGACCAGTGGCAATTGCGTATCGAATTACCGGCGCGTTCGGATGTGAGTGAACAAAGTGATGTTAAAATATAAAAAAAAGAAGAAATCATGGCCAGCGGTGCGTTTGATTTTGATATTGTGTATTCGTTGTTAACGGGCACATCGAGAGGAGAATTCGAAGACTTGGAAGACTTGGAAGAATTAGTATTTTTCTTGACGGGGAAAGAATTTGATGGCCCTGACCTCGTAACCCACGGAATGCCTTTGGCGATTGCCGTACTGAAGCACCAATATCCGACACTCGTGACAGTTCCCCTCACGGATAAAGCCGCGCTCATCAAAGCGCTCAAGTTTGTGCCTGCGACCAACTTAGTTGAAGTGATAGGACCATCGCTTCTATCTTGACAATAAAAAAAATTTTATTCTATCTGCATTCTAACTTGGGAATTGTCAAAAATCAAAACAATGAAACTCGTGGTCTTCGGAACATTGCTATTTCTTTTGGTACTTTCTTCCACCGCGGTGTTATCCAAACCCAGCAAGGACCATGAAAAAGCAGATCTCCTACTTGACGTGGCCGAAACGATGGCTGATGTGTACAATTTTCTTCAATTTATGGAACTATTGTATCGCGATCCGGCGCAGGCTTGCTTCGTCTTGGCCCTTGCACTGGTGCTGGCCGGCGTCATTATTTGCTGCGGATGCGAAGATGTGTGTCGCAGTAAATCTGCACGAAAAGCCTACGTGGGTGCCACCGGAGCGAGTTTCCTTCTGCGAGATTAACTATTTCTTTTCCTGGGCGACGGCCGCTGCGGGGTTTTGCATGAGGGTTTCCAGCTGCGCAAGCGTTTTTTCGGCATCGAGCTCGGCTTCATCATCCGTCTCGGTATCAGTGGCAGAGTCTGAGTCTGAGTCAGAGTGAGAGTCAGCAATTGCATCTGGTTTTGTAAATTGTTTTGGAGTATAATCTTCAAGTAAAATGTTATATAAATCATCCATTCTAAATTCGCCTCTTTTCACGGCTTCGACTGCCGCGAGAGTAAGCAGTGTTTTTGGGTCAGTGATGAATTTCGAGAGCTGTTTGCCACTTAGCGTGCCCACCATATCGGTAATCACATCCGGGGAAATTTGTAATTTCAGCACGCGCTGCAAACTTTCGGGAGAGATTTTCTCTGCTTTGATCAAGCGATCAAGTTTGGTGATCGCCTCTTGACGTACGCCGAGATTTTGTAATGTTTTTTGCACTAAACTGGCCGTTTTTGCCGTGGCGACCCGTTCGGCCACTGACTTGGCTGTTTTACCCAACGTTTTCGTCCGAGCCGCAGTCACGAGTTCAGTTAAGACGCCAGATTTTTGCAGTTCCGTGAGCGCGGCGGCTTGTTGCGGCGGTAATAAACCCGATGCGCTTTGACTTGCTTGGGCAATGATTTCGTTTAGTAAGAGGTTTTGTAATTCTCCAGATTCCATTTTTTTTTGGTATGTGATTGTTGTGTATGTATGTGTGTTTTTAAAGGCTGTGGCACTTTGCTTTGCTTTATGTTTTGTGTAATAAAAGATTTTTCCCCGACACACACACACACACCACAAACAAACAAAAAATGAGTTTGGTGCGAATTCGGGGTTCTGGTCCCCAGCATCAGTTGTTGCAAATCCACTATCCTTTATGCTGTGATAAGATTCCTCGGTCAAAATTGCAACGTTTCGGTTCTTGGGACCGCATCTTGGACGACGAACTTGAGGAGTGTAAATTGCTTTTCCGGAACGTACAGCTCCTCACACGACCTCCAACTATGCTGATGACAGCAAGTGTGCGCTCGCATCAGTCTCTTCCCGGCTTCGTGAAGCCGCACTGCCGCTCCTGGTTGGGACTGCCACCCCACGCATGTGTCCAAAGAGCTCTTATTCAAGAATGGCTGCCGATCCGTGGTCTTGTATCTATTATTCTGGAGTACGCAAGTGCTAGGTATCGAGCCTTGATGGTAAAAAAAGCATGAATGCATTAAAACTCAAACTTCATTTTTACGTGACAAGCTGCGAGTTCCTGGGATAGTAATTTCAGGGCGTAGGGAAGCACGACCGGGGCGATGTTGTCGCTGGAATCGCAGTGCCGGCAGTAAGGCTTCTGGTGCAAGACGCTCGGAATTTCCGTGTCAGTGGGCGCCGCGCCTTCACAGAGCATTCCGCACGTTTCGCACACCACGGTTTCGAATCTATCCGAGTTGTTCAACAAACGGTCGATGAGGATGGAGGAGACGCCGTGGCTAATGAGGGAATCTCGTTCCATCTCACCGAGCCGAAACCCGCCCTTCCGGGAGCGACCCTCGACTGGCTGTCGCGTCAGGACTTGGTTGGGCCCTCGCGCCCGGCCATGAATCTTATCTTGCACCATGTGGCGGAGACGTTGGTAGTAACACACGCCCAGGAAAACGGGGTTGTCCAGTTTCTTGCCCGTCGTGCCGCTGTACATGACTTCTTTCCCCAACCCGTGCAGCCCGGTGTCCCGCAGCAAGGTTTCCATTTCCTTGACGGTTTTGTTGCGAAAGGGCGTCCCGTCGGCAATGAGCCCTTCCAGACACGCGAGTTTCCCCATGTGCATTTCTTTGAGCATTCCAATCGTCATGCGGCTGGGCACCGCATGCACGTTCATGATAATGTCGGGGATGACCCCGTCTTTGGTGCGCGGCATGTCGATCGCTGGGATGATCATCCCCACGATCCCCTTTTGTCCGTGCAAGGAACTCACCTTGTCGCCTATTTCTGGGCTCCGAAACGCAATCGTGCGCAAGCTGGCCGACCGCAGACCGTCCTTGGTGCAACTCATCACCACCTTTTCGACCCGGCAATCTTCGTCGGTTTTCATGAGCGTGCTCCGATCACGCTTGCGGCGAGACGAGGTATATTTTTTTTCTTCGGAAAAGTTGTTCTTCGATACCCGAGTGAATTCGATGGTCTTGCCGATGATCACGTCGTTCTTTTTCAACTTGGTGCCGATCGGGGCGATGCCGTCGTCTTCGTCGATCTTCGAGTAGTCACCCTTGCGCCTGCCCGCCAGGCCTTCGTCGGGGCACTTGTTAAATTTTTCCAGATCGGCGCCGTGCTTGGCCTCGGAATCCTTGAAGGTCCGATGCACAGCAGTCCGAAACAACCCCCGCTGCTGCGCATCCCGGTTCATCAGGACCGAGTCTTCTTGGTTGAATCCGGTGATGCACTGAATCGCCACCACCACTGCTTGACCCGTCGGTTCGTCCGAATAACCGGTGGCTTCCGCAGTCCAGGTCGTGACCGGTGGGCGCTGCGGGTAAACTAGGGAAAAGCTTTTGTTCTCGAGCCGCTCCGAAAAATCCAAGGGCTGGGAAGAAATCGCCTGCTTCCCCATGGCGCTTTGGTAGATATTCCTGTATTTGCCGCAAAAAACCAATAAACAAACAAACAAAAAACAAAAACAAAAGAAAGAAATACAACGTTTTCCACCCCCACGTACCGCGGTGCTTGGTTGTGATTGCTGAAAGGTATGGCTCCAGCGGCCACTCCGTGAATCGTGAAGGACGCGTGTATTTCCATGTGGGTAAAAAGCTGCGGCTCGGGTTGGCGCAGATTTTGCAAGTACTCATCGTACGTCACCACGATGTACAACTCCGCTTCTTCTTCTTTGTTCACGTACTCAATCACACCTTCGATCAGCAACCGCGTCCACAGCGCGGACGGCATGTTTCGGTAGATTTGGTAGACAGCTTGCAGCTTGTGGAGGTTTTCCAGACAGAATAAGGGCCGGAACGCATCTTCGCCATCCGCGTTAATACACACCTGGTCCGTGTTGGATTGATAGCTCACGCTCGAATCAATGGGAACTGAGTACCAGCTCCGGTATCGACGGTAGGTGCTCACCAGATTCAAGGGATTGTCCGTAAACCCTGCGATGATACCGTTGACCAGAACCATGGAAGTATGGGGCGGTTTGTCTCGCAAAAAGGCTTCCAGCGTGATGACTTCCATGTCCGCGTACAAAATGTCAATAATGTATTGCGACGGACATGCGGTCCGAATCCGGCTAAAAAATGCCGATGCATTCAACAGGCCCACACTACAACAAAACAAACACACACACGCACACACACACAGTTCACATTCTGGTGTATATTTTATGGAGACCATGGCAGAAATAAAATACCTTTTTCCTTCTGGGGTTTCTGCTGCGCAAATTGCGCCCCAATGCGTTCGATGAAGTTGCCGCGGTTCTGGCACCTGCAGCAACAGACACGCATGGTTATTCACGATCCATGTGCGTGTGAGAGAGAAGCGATTATGTACGTACCTTGCCGTCTCGATTTAGAGGCGTATTGATGAGTCGCAAGTGAGACAGCTTTGCCGACACGTTCATAGTGTTCAGGACTTGACAAACGCCGGATTGGTTACTTTGTCCTTTCTGTATGCCCCAGTTGCCGGTGCTAAAGGCGTATTTGAGCCCCGACGAAATCCGCCGGTGCGTGAAGAAATCCGTGATGTTGATGAACTTGCCATTGTTGACCGACTTAAACACTTGGATGTGGACGGTTTTCAGGAAATTGCGGATGAGCTGTCGCGACAGCAGCGCCATGAGCGACCCGGTCGTGGCAATCCGCTTGTTCACGTAGCTGTCGATGTCGTCACTTGGAATTTCCTTCAAATAAATTCGGACGAGTTTGCGCACGCAATAACCCAAAAAAAAGGCTTTGTTGATTTTGCTGTCGCCTTGCTTGGTGGCACAGTGCGGGAGAAACTCGTTCAAAAAAATGTGCTTGATAAACAGAATTCGCTTTTTCCGCGCCTTTTCCGCGGCACCCTTGAGCCCCACCCAGTCGTACAGATCCTCCTCCGACAGCTCGGCGGTGCCCGTGTCGTCGCTACAAAGAATCGAATTCGCCAAATAAATAAACCGCCGGGACGACTTTTTGGAGATAATGAAATTCAGAATATCCTCGTTCGAGCGAATGCCCAGCATCCGGAAAATCACAATGATTGGGATGTGGGTTTTGATAAAAGGCACCATCAAGGTGATCGTGGGCACGCAGTCGGTCTTCTTCCCAGACATGTAAATATTGAGGGTGGACGTGGACCGGATCTTGGCCGCGTGCCAGGATCGCACTTCGCACCGAAAGGCAAACTTCGCGGCGCGCTTGATGGAAAAGCAATAAGGGTAGTTGCACTTAATCCGTTCCTGCATCACGATACACTTGGCGTAGCCGTTGATGATGAAACTTCCGCGTTCGCGGAGCGTAGTCAGGCTGCCGTGATCGTTGCAGATGGAACTGTTTCGCATACAGGGGAACCGAAACAAAAGCACATTTTGAAAAATTTTTACTTCCACCAACTTGTAGTGCGTGGGTGTCACTTCTCGGTAGATCTCGTGCCGCAAATCCACAAAGGCATCCGCCATGTAACTTTCCCGCCGGAGAAACGCTTCCTTTGGGAACAGGCGCCGAATAAAACCGTTGGACTCCTTGATCACCGGTTTTCCAATACACACTTTTTCCATGCGAATCACGTGCATGACTTTTTGTTTGGGGCAGAAAATCTGGAGCGGACTGTTTTCAGCGATAATCTCCGGGATTTGGTGATTCACAAAGTTTTCGTAACTCTCGACGTGGTGGGAAACGAATCCGTACGTGTGCACAAAGGATTGCGCAATCTTTTGCACCAAATACTCATAAACCGGAGGATCCGGAAGATTCTTAACATCCTCCATCAGAGCAATGGGAGGATTGAATAAATAATATGCAGAAAAATTGTTTTTATTTTTAAAAAGCGACAGGGCAAACCCGAAAGTTTAAGTAAAAAACTTTTTTTTTTGTCTCGGCCAATTTTTTTTTAAAAGAAGACGTTGCAGATAGACGACAGAGAAAGAAGTTTTTTAATCACATAAACAGTGCCAACTGCGAGTCAAAGATATATCTGGCAACAATACCCTGAATGGAACGGGCAATCTCGGCGCCGGTGAGGGCGACGCACAAGGGGTGGAGGAGATGAAAGGCATCGAGGTAACATGTGAGATAAATACGTGGGTGTAAATTCTTCTTTGAGGACCACTTGAGCTCAGGCATCAAGAATCCGCCGCCTGTTGTCATGGTCAAATCGAAGACGTCAGCTTTCTCGTAGTCGGATTCGGCGTTAGAGTCAGTGTAGATGAGTTCATGCACAAAACCACTGTGGATGCGAACATGCGCGGTGGTTTCAATGACCTTGAGAATGTCACAGCGCTTCGAACACACGAACCCGTTCACGATGTGAATTGCAATAGAAGTACTAAGTTTGAAATCGGCAATAGCCTGAGCAATGAGGGCAGCGTTGAGGCTTTCATTTTTTTTCTTCTTCTTCTTGGTCTGGGTTTTGTGATTGACACACGCGGGCCGCTTCTTGTTCTTTTTGCGCTTGTCCATGATCACTTTGGCGTTGCGTTTGTCGTTTTTTTTAATCTAATTAACAGTGCTTAGACATTGCAGATAGAAAAAAATTCAAGTTATGGAATTAGTGGAAACATCAATGTGCTATAAAGGCTCAGAGCAGGCTCTGTTATTTACAATCGGTTCATTCCATTTGGGGACGCGCCCATGAGGTCAGAGGGAACCACAGTACCCGGAACACCCCACGCTGCGCTCGTCCAATTTGCAAAACCCCCAGGCGCTTTATTGAAGGTCACGACGTTGGTTCCAAGAGACGTAGCTGCCGGTACGGTGACTCCACCCGTCGTGCAGAGGTTATTATTAATTACATTTTGATCGACTTCGGTGGCAGAAATGCCAGTGGCGAATACAAGGGCGGTGCACGTATTCCCGGAGAAGTTACAGTTGCCCACGCCTCTTGTTCCAATTCCGGTCGAGCTGGTTGTTGCTGTTATACTTCCAGTGGCCTGATTGTTTGCCACGTTCAGTCGCGTCAGCATTTTGTTGGTCAACGTAATGGGACCCTTGACGGTGTTTCCACTGATCGTGCTGTCTGCCAAAGAATCCAGCGGATCTTCGGTGGTGGTAACTGCCAATTTGCTATCAAGCACGTTTTGGCTGATACTAACTTGCGTGAACGTAATTTCGTCATTGTCTGTGATAAACTCGATATAATCCGCGACGTTGTCGCTGACATTAAGATTCGAGCAATTGCACGAATTGGCAGCCCGCAGTCGAATTGCATGACCGAGTCCCACGTTGGCAGTGATAGCAGTGTCCTCCACGACGAGACTTCTCGTGGCATTGACCCACACCAGGCGACTGCTGACGGCGTCAAAATTATTTGACCCGAATAACGTCCCCGCAGTGATCTGGACATCGGGGCCGTTGACGGCTATTCCACTGTTGCCCCGGTTTCCTTGAAATTGAAATCCAACTAATTGGAGAATTCCCGTGGCTCCAGACAAAGTCAGTCTGTAATTATCAGACAGCCCGTGCATGTTGTTGTTCACGATTTGTGTATTATTTAAGGACAACCCACTGGGGGAACTTGCGGAAATGTCCAGGGCATCCGCCGTGTTGTTGGCAATATTCAACGCCTCGCCAATTGCGGGCACCGTGACACCTTGCAGCTGGATTATACCGAACTGTTCCAAGGAATTATCGGAAACCGTGAGGTGCGTTATCGTGAGCGCACCCGTCGATGCCGAGACCACCAGGCTGCCATCTTCGCCAATCGCATTATTGACGACCTGTAGATAACTAATTGTCGCACCATCTACGGCCGTGATGCGCATGCCGTTAGGGCCACCCGGTACGCTTGAACCGAATCGACTGACGTTGTTTTCAATGAACACCCGCGAGCAATTAATCGAAGCATTGCTCGTGAATTCGAGCCCCGCCCCGAATTGGTTGTTTACCACGTAAACATTAAACAAAGAGAAGGTGCTGGTTACCGCCGTCGCGTTGACGTTCAGCGCATTCGTGCCTGGCAAGAGGTTGTCCCGAATTACTGTGTGGTCGATGCGCGGCGCCGTATCCAAACTGTTGGAAATAGTGAAATCCAAGGCTATGGTGTTTCCACCGAGAGTCGTGTTAATAATTTGGTTCCAATTATCAAGCAACAGCTGGGCGGTGCAGTAATTATTCATTATCTGAGAGTCGGCCAGCGTCGCCGCGCCGCTGACGCGGAGATGGCGCAAGGTTAGAATGCCCGTCGTCGCTTTATTTGATTCGAACCGGAGACCCGTGAGCTGCGCATCAGTAGTCACGTTACCGTTAAATACATTCTCGGAAATGTTGGTATTCGTGATACTTCCCGTGACTTCCCAATCGCCGTCACAGGTATTATTCACGAAAGTGAAATTTGTTACCGCACTCACCGGCGCAACGGCCCCGTTGTTCCCAATGTCAAACGTTCCCATGAACCGATTGTTCGCCATGGTACCTCCCACGATGTCGGCACCGATCGTGGAATTGAAAGTGAAGCTCTGTTGAAAAGTGCAATGTTGGATCATGCCCTCAAAATCTGAGTAGAACTCGACCGGGATCGCGAAGACGGTGTTCTGAATCACTGAATCGGAAGAAAACGTTGCCGTACCCGATATGTAAAAACCCGTGACGCCCACAATCCGGGAGTTCTGAATGCGAACGCGTTTTTCCACGTCGGATGAAAGAAACCACCGTGTGTTGGACTCGAGCCTGATGTAATCAAGTTCCGTTTCGTTGGAATAAAATTGAACGAGCGGAATTGCGGCACTCGAAGTGGCTTTAATATTCAAATGGGTCATAACCAGAGACCGAAGCAACGTCGTGGCTCCAAATCGAAGTATTCTCACGGTCGCGTAATTGCTGGGCAAGATCCATTGATACTTAATCGCCGACGCGTCGACGTCGTAGTACTGACTCGTGCCCGTCACGTGCATACTCCACACCGTATCAAACATCGAAAGCGCCCCCGCTCCTCCGCCATCGATCCCGGACCAATCCAATGTCGCTTCTCCCATCATGTGGACGTGCAATACTTCGATGATGCTGGGCCAAACCGGAACGACAGTCTCCACACTTTGCGTGGTGACACAGATGTTAGTGGCACCGGCCGCAGCCGCAGCGGCAAACGTCGCGTAACTTCCGAGGGCCGTCCCAATACCATCGACCACTGCGTCGTAACAACTTGCCTGCGTCGATCCCGTGGGCCCGGTACTCCCCGTTGCTCCGGTCGCTCCAGTGACTCCCGTTGCACCAGTGGTTGTCGCGGACCCAGGTGCACCGGTGTTCCCCGTGTTGCCCGTGCTGCCAGTGCTCCCTGTTGCTCCAGTGACTCCCGTTGCACCCGTTGTTGTCGCCGACCCAGGTACACCGGTGTTTCCCGTGCTCCCCGTGCTGCCAGTGCTCCCCG